AACAGATTTTATCAGTAAGCCCTCACCATAACCTCCCTGCGTCGGTGATAAGGCTACGTTATAACAAAGAATTCAACATTGCGGAAAGTGTAGAAGAAGCTATTGCAATAATTAAAGGAAAGAAGAATGGCTAAACTAATCGCATTTACCGCCATAGAGGAGAAAACTGTTTTGATTAACCCGGCCCACATTATCAAAGTCCATCCCAACGGTAATAGTGGGTCAATGATAGTTCTTAGTAACTACGAGCCTAATAATTCGCAAGTAGTTTATGTTGTACAACCAATCGATAAAGTAGAACAAATGGTAAACGGAGTAAACGATGACTAAATACGTCAAAAAACCAGTTAAAGTAAACGCGTGGCAACTCACAAGCGAAAACATCGATGCCGGTCTTCCGGATTGGTTAAACCTAAACAAAGTGCATATCTTTAACGGCAGCGCGCCATTCGCGGAGATTGAAACCTTAGAGGGTTTAATGCGCGCTGACTGCGACGATTACATTATCCAAGGTATCAAAGGGGAGTTCTATCCTTGTAAGCCGGATATTTTCAATGCTACATACGAAGAATGGAGAGAAAGCAATGATTAAACTCGCAACAACTGCTATTGTTTTACTATCAGCAACATTAATAGCTGCGTGTACAGACGCGCAACGTGATCGTATTTTACGGTTTAATAACGAGACCGATATTATGTGTTTTTCTGGGTCAGCTACACCGGTGTTTACCGACAGATCTACGGGGCGCGTGGAATACACAGAGAACGGTGGCGGTGTTTATTACAAAAGTAAAAACACCGGTAAGTTTGTACAGTTGTACATGGACTGCGTGATTACGGGGGAATAATAGTATGACTAAACATTTCATGGTAGATATTGAGACCTTATCTACCGCAGTAAACGCAGTGGTATTGAGTGTCGGTGCGGTTGAGTTCGATCCATTTACAGGTAAGATTGAGAGTGAGTTATATCGCGAACTAAGACTGGATATGCAACACAATCGCCATATTTCCGGTGATACCGTTCAATGGTGGGCCAAGCAGTTAACAGAAAATAACGCGGAAAATATCTTAACGAATCCTAATTCGAAAAAGATTAGCCCTCATAATGCCGTATTTGATCTAGGAGAGTTTTTTAAAAGCCGTACTTATGGGGTTACTTCGCCGGAAGAATACGACGATATTATCGTGTGGGCGTGTGATCCTGACTTCGACTTGGCAATCTTAAGTAATGTATACGGTGAATTAAACTTACCTGTACCGTGGAAATTTTGGAATACACGTTCAGTGCGTACGGTGCGAATGTTAAATAAAATCGCAGGTATAGAGGTGCCTGTACAACCTGTTACGCATAATGCGTTGGAAGATTGCATCCGACAAGCGAAAGAAGTATCTGCTCTGCTATCTATGTTGCACCGCTTAGGTCAAAATAAACAAAACCTCATTAATGCTTATGACGGTTTGGCAGCGTGCCGTAAGTTAAAAAACGAAAATCACTTACTGCCTAATGTGGATAATGTGCTGTACCAAATCGGAAAAACATTTAGCTTACCGGTGGAAGTGGAGAAACAATGAAACTCATGCCACAATCACCGTCCTCGGTGAGTACGTATAACACGTGTCCTAAGCAGTACCACGCGAAGTACATTTCGAAAGAGGTGAAGTTCCAGTCTACGAAAGAAACGGAGCGTGGTACGCGTTGGCATAAGCACTTAGAAGATCGCCTCCGTGCGAAGTTAGACTTACCTGCTGAGACCGCACATTTTGAACCTCTAATCCGCCGCCTTGAGCTGATGAAAGGAGAGAAGTTAGCGGAGACTCAGTTCGGTATCACGGCAGACTTCAAGCCGTGCGATTATAAAGCGCGTTGGTACGGTGGTACGGCAGACGCTGTAGTGCTTAATCACGAAGAACGCAAAGCGGTTATCTTCGACTACAAGACCGGTAAGGTCAAGGACAACGAAGATTTCCGTAAGCAGCTTACAAACTATGCACTCATGGCATTTATCGCTTATCCGCATATCCAGCAAATTCGCGTGGCGTATATCTTCTTAGACGCGATGCAATTTAGTCCGGTTGAACACGGAAGAAAAGGATTACTGTTCAAACGATCTGATATGGAACAGATGAAAAGCGATTTGTCTTTAGACATCGATCGCATTGCTCACTCTACGGAAAGAAACGAATGGCTACCGAACCCTAGTGGTTTGTGTCGCCCAAATAAACCAACCGTCAACGGTGGTAAACCATGGTGCCAAGTTAAATCTTGCCCGTTCTGGAATAAAAGGTAAAAACAATGACTGAACAAACTAAAACTCCACAACAACGCTACGCCGATTTCATTAACAAAATCCGCGCGCAGTTTAATAAGAACGCAACGCACTTACAGGCAGCCGACAGTCGCTTGGAAGCACAAGACTACGATGGGTTCTTGGCGCACTACGCACAGTTAGAAAAAGAAACGTTACTTGAGATCGTACAGGCCCAACACGTCAAGGTGAATGAGACATACGGGTTAATGTTAGAACGCCAAAAGAATCTTGAAGTAATCTTACAAGACATTGCGATGTGCCAAGACTTCGTCGCGTTCGGTAAATTAAAAGAAAAGGCGCAGACTATTTTAATGGCACACCAACTTCAACGTCGCGGTATGAGCGATGAAGAAATTGTAAAAGCATTGAACACAGCCAATGATGGTGGCAAAACAATTATTCAGCAGTAAGGTAGAAGTATGTTCGCAGGAGAAAGAGTTCGCGTTCATGGCACATTCTTCGAGGTAGGTGGGGTGTGTCAGTATTTAGTCGACGCAACTAAGAAACGTTTAGACGCAGAAGTTATGGGAAGTGTGCGGATGGAGCGAGCGGTTGACGTAGACTGTTACTTCCTAGGTTCGCTACCGGCGCGGTTTTTAACATACTTACGTTTTCGTCGTGCGATTCGTAAACTACTCGACGAGGGAATTATCGTTGAAAGAATGTGGAGATTCTAAATGGACGAAACCGGGAAACTATTAGTTCGCGGAACACGCGCAGACGCAGAATTAGTAGTTCAATCATTATATAGTGTAATGCCTAAATACGGAAAAGCATTCATCAATGGCAGTGCTTTCTATGAAGACGCGTATGAAGTAGGTTATGAATTTAGTGGAAGTATGATAGAGCGTTTGAAAACAAGAGCAAAGATCTGCTTAGCGTGTTACACGCTACGCCTGATACCACGGATCAAGGAAATTAAGAAACTATAAGGGGTAGAATATGAACTTACATGAAAAATTCTTAGAGTGGCATTTCCGCCAATATCCGCCTGAGCATCATCACTTTGAATACGACCAGTACACGAATGGTAATTTTAAAGATTGGCGTGTACAAAATCTCTGGGAAGCCTTTCAAGGCGGATATGAAGCGACGAAGCAAGAGGAAAACGAACGATGAATAAGTTAGACATCGCTATGAGCGAAGACCCTTGGTGGCGAGGTTTTAAGTTAGGTGTGTTCGTAGGTATGGTAGTTGGATTCATTCTTGTAGGAATTTCGGGGTAGATTATGGCTAAGCAAACTCCAGAGGGGAAAGTTAAAAAGAAACTAATTGACTTTCTAAAATCGCTAGGTGGCGATTGTTTTTACTATATGCCGGTACAAAATGGTATGGGGCAGACTGGTATTCCAGATGTAATGGCGATTATTAAAGGGGTACCGTTTGCGTTTGAATGTAAAGCAACGCCTAAACAACACCCTACAGTATTACAGGCTCATGCACTAGATCGGATTCATAAAGCGCGAGGATTCGCGTGGGTGGTAGACGACGAGAGTGTCGACCTTGCGATCTTCTACGCTAAAGAACTAAGCGATGCAGCTGGTAACAACGGAACGTACGGTGATATGGAAGACTTAGACGCTCTGAAAGAACATGAACACGCTAAGGTTCTCTATCGCTGGAAAGATAAACTTCAACCGATGGAGTTCGGCGATGGTGATCTGTGTTAAGGACAAGAAAGTCATTGTCTTAAAGGTGAGAGACCCGTCTAAATACACTGAGGTGTTCGACGCTACGGGAATTAAGTACAAGGTAGATGGTCATAACCTTGCGCTAAAACATAACGTAGATACCCATAAAATCCTCGAAAACTTAGGTGCCAAGGTGCAAGGTCTTGAGCCTATGCGAGCGCATTATTCGTATCCGAAGTTACATGGTATGTACGATCCGATGAAACACCAAGCAGAGACCGCGGTGTTTGTATCACAGAACCCAAAAGCGTTTGTGCTTAATACACAACGTACCGGTAAAACTGCGAGTTGCCTATGGGCGGCAGACTACTTAATGAAAGAGGGTATCATCGACAAAGTGTTGGTTTGTTGTACGGTGTCAAACTGTGGCACGTGGCTCAATGAAGTCAATGCCATATTCGCTAACCGTTGGGCGATGGTAGCACGAGGTAGTGCGTCGGTTAGACGTTCTGTGCTACGGCAGAAGTGCGACATCCATATTATCAACCACGACGGAATTAAGGTCGTGGCGGATATGTGGGATCATTACTTAACAGATAAGACCCTCTTGATCATCGACGAGGCTCGTCTCTTTAGCGACCCTAAATCAGATCGCTGGGCGGTGATGAATGAGATGGCGACGAAGTGTAAGTATGTTTGGGCTTTAACCGGTACGCCGTTATCGGGTGGCCCGGTCGCAGCGTATGGGTTTATTAAGTTAGTTGCACCTCACCGTGTACCGAAAACGGTAGGGGCATGGCAAGCCTTAACGATGTTTAAGGTAGGTGAGCGTAAATGGGTGCCTAAGCGCGGCTGGGAAGAGACTGTATTTAACGCACTACAACCAGCGATACGGTTTAATGCAGACGACGTTCTGGACTTACCTCCGCTACAAATGATGTATAACGAGGCAGAACTCACCGCAGATCAGCAGAAAGCCTATGACAAGCTCCGTAACGAGGGAGCGATACCTCTTCGCGAGGGTACAATAACGGCAGCAAATGCCGGTGTGTTAGTGTTTAAACTATTACAGACCGCAGCAGGTGTAGTGAAGATCGACCAGAATGGCGATGACGATACAGCCGTACTTAAGCTACCACCGAAAGGGCGACTTAAAGTACTGGACGAAATTATTCAGGGTACGGATAACAAAGTTATTGTGTTCGCTAGCTTCAAAGCGGTCGTAGATCTTTTACAAGAACACTGTAATAAGAAATACAGTTCCGTCTGGATAGACGGTCGTGTAACTGGTAAAAAACGCGACGAGGTAGTTCATAAGTTCCAAACCGACCCGAATATCAAAGTATTGGTCGCTCACCCTAAGACTACGTCGCACGGCTTAGAATTCGCGGTGGCTGACACGATTGTGTGGTTTACGCCACATCATAGCTTGGAGCTTTACGACCAAGCGAACAAACGAATCCAATCGAAGTTACAGAAGAACAATATGGGTATCTACCACATCTACTGTACGCCGTTGGAACAAGCCATCTACCGCAAGCTCGCAAACGGTAGTGAAGCGCAACAAAGTTTTCTCGAACTTTATAAGCAAGAAATTGGTTTACAGTAGAAAGAAAACAGTATAAAATAGCCCCCACTTAACAACAGGAGGACGACACAATGGCAGGAAAAGGTAAATTCCTTTACATTATCACGCCGGGTATGGCGAACGAAGTTACCGATGAAGAACACCGTATCTTTATCAAAGACAGCGCATACCAATATCCGGAGGGAACGCAATATTTCCCACTCGGTAACTATTCCACCGACGATTTACTCAAGCTCAAAGCACAACTCGCTACCGAGCTTGAATGTCGCATGGACTTAGACGAAGTAACTGAGCAGAACTTGGAAAATCTCCGTACTAAGATCCGTGCTGCGAAGACTGAGGTGGTAGCGTTACTCGCTCGTCAGATATTAGATCGCTTGGATGTGGTAGCGTCTGATGAAAAACGTGCGAAGACAAGATTGTCAATCTTAGAAGACGAACTGCGCCGTAGAATGGAGGAAGATGGTTCTTCCGAAATGAAGTTCAAAGGCGTTTTATCTGTGGTGTATAAACCGGAGACCGTCTATAGCGTTGGTGAAGACGGTTGGGGGCCGGTGTATAGCTCGATTGTCGCAGACAGTGTGGAGCAACAACTCACGGATGACAGACTCGTTCGTGCAATCGCTGATAACCAAGATGTAGACACAAATACCGTTCGCGATATTGCGAAAGATATTGTCGAAAGTGTACGCGACGGTTTACGGAATGCGGAAGCCTTTGCTGTTATTCAAAAACGTTTAACAAGTACGACCCTTAACGACCTTGTTAAACAAGGCCTCGACTTACCGAAAGGTATCGAGCAAACAACTTTACAAAAACTTAAAACTAAACGTTTAAAATAGGAGTGATGTATGTCAGATCTAATGGTTCTGAACATGGGTGAATTAGCCTTACCTTTTGACGCTGCACAAGCGGAAGAATTAACTAAAGACTTAACAGCCGGTTTAGGTGGCGGGTTTAAACGCGCGCCACGTATAACGATGGGTAACAGTGGCGATTGGGAGTTAGTAACACCGGAGGGCGAAGCGATTGATTTAGGACGTGAACCTAAAATCGTTATCGTTGACCAACGTAACTTCAACTCTCGTATCCATTATGAAAAATCTTTCGACAAGCAAAAAGAAGCCGGTGAATTTGAAGCTCCGGACTGCTATAGTACAGACGGACAAACTCCCGATTCAACCGTGGAACACCCACTCTGCGACAACTGTAAGGATTGCGCGTTTAATAAGATCAGTAAGAACTATGTTGCCGGTAATCTCGCGTGTAACACTTATCGTCGCCTTGTTTGCGTGTTGGTGAAAGAAGACGGTACGTTCTCCGACCTGTGCGTATTAGAACCTAAATACAAATCGCTAACCGATGACACCGTAGTAAAAGGTAAGTACGGTAGTTATGCGTGGTATATGCGCGTATTAACGTCGCAAGTTCATCCGGTAACGAAAAAACCGATGCCTATTCCAACACAAGCCGTAGTAACACACTGTACATCTTTACCTAAGATGGAAGTAGCGACCATGAAGTTTGGTCTTGCGGCAACGGCTAACGGTGGTTACTGGACGCTAAACAAAGAACAAATGGCAGAAATTCTTCGCTTAAAAGACAGCGACGAAGTGAAAGAATTATTAGAGCCGTTCAACGCAGCGTTCAACAATCCGTCTTCCGCAGGTCGTATCCCGGTGGTTAATGTGGAAGTGCCAAGCGTAGAAGACGTAGCCGAAGAAGCGAAAGCGGAAACGATTAAGAAATCCGCGCCAACTAAGAAAAAAGAAGCACCTGCTAAGAAAGCGACACCGGTTAAGAAAACTTGCAAAGTTGTGTTAGGCATGGAACACCCGGACGTAATTAATACAACTGAGTATGACTATGCGGAAATCAAAGAATGGGCCAATGACGCAACCGAAGAAGAAGTCCGTGAATTCTTAGCTGAAAACTTCCCTCAAGCGTTAGAACCGGTAGAGGTCGAAGTGGAAGAAGTCGCGGAAGAACCTGCGAAAAAAGCTCCATCTAAACGCCAATCTCCGGCGAAGAAAACGACAACGTCAGAAGATGAAGACGTTGTAGTTAGTCCGGGTGAAACTGTGTCTGACGAAGACAAAAAGAAAGCTAAAGAAATGGCAGATGATCTAGGCGAGTTCGACGACTAGACAAGTAGAACTAACTTATTATAAAATAATTCGCGGTGAGATCAGACTCACCGCGTTTTCTGAAACCAAGAATTTGAGGACGATAATAAAATGACAACATCCCTTTCAGTATTCATAGTGTTGTGTCTTCTGACATCTGCTTACCCACATTCCATTTCGTCCTCTAGCGGAGTAAGATCTGACTTTTGTCAGTAAGGCACAACATTATGAATACTCTCCAACACCTCTCACGCATTTTGCCTCGCTCCGGACTTAAAGTTTTAGCAGTGATGAGACCGTTGGTCGACGAAAATGGCGACCCAGTCCTTAAAGCAGACGGCACTCCTACGCTGACGACAAGACATAAAACATTCAAATCAATCGAAGACCTAGCGAAGCGTATAAATCTTATGTCCTATACAAAGGACACGATTTACATGGCGTTAGGCGGGTTTGATCCTGACTTAAGCTTCGTGGATAAAGAATTCAACGGGAAGCCATATAAGGGCTTCTCTCGCAAGGCTAATTTCACCGTCGCTTTCAAGGCGTTCTGGTTAGACCTTGACGTTGGCGAAGACAAGTACGCCGAGAAAAAAGGCTACGCATCGCAGTCTATGGCGATTGAAAAGCTCTGGGATTTCGTTCATGCGATTGGGCTGCCTGACCCTATCGTTATCAACAGTGGTCGTGGTGTACACGCCTACTGGGCGTTGGAAGACGAGATAGACGCACAGAGCTGGTTTAAGATGGCGAAAGTTTTCGATGCCATTATCAAACACTACGGTCTCTATGCTGACCCTGCGTGTACGATGGATAGAGCGCGGATCCTCCGACCGGTCGGTACGATTAACCACAAGAATGGTCGTCAGGTAGAGCTTATCTCTGACGCACCTGACATCCATTTCCTGACGTTTGTGAACGCGCTCAAGCCTTACTATCGCGAACACAAAGCTGAGATTGAAGCAATTAAAGTCAAAGTGGTTGAGTATGTGAAGAAAGACCCGGCCACCTTTAAAGACCAAAAGCCTAAGCACGCGAAGTACTTCTTGAAGCGTTGTCAAGTCGCTAACGCCACACTCTTCAGAGATAACCCCGTCGCTGAACCGGTATGGCGAGGTGTGCTTGGGGTAATGCGTTACTGTGAGAACGCGGACAAACACATCGAGACTTTGCGCCGCAAATGTAAGACACGGTTCCCTGAGACTACACGCTTCGATGAAGACCGCACCGCGGAAAAGTTACAACGGTTTGTCGACCTTGAGATGGGGCCTACGACTTGTTCGTATTTCCAACGGGAGTGTGGTGAGCTATGTGAGGGTTGTCCATATATCGCAGAGGGTCGGATTAAAACCCCTCTTACTTTAGCAGAGCATTACGATGAAATCGAAATCCCACAGTACAACTTGGAGATCGGAGCGTTGGAATACCCAGTGCAAGCGCAGAGCGCAAGCGAGGGAGAACGCGGAGATAAAAGCGATGAAGATAGCCGAACTCCAAGTACAGAACAAAACAGTAACGGCAGCGATAATGGCGGAGATTATATCCAATGCGCTGAGACAACACCGCAACCACCGTTCCCGTATAAACGGTCTAATAAAGGATTAGTAATCCAAGAGAACGACCAAGAAGTTGTGTTCTTCCAAGGCGATTTATTCCCAATCATGACGAAGTTCGTCGAGGTCGTAGACGGTGAGCAGAGCGTAATGGTGAAGTATATGCTTCGCGTGGGAATGAGCGGTAAATACCAAGAAGTATCTTTCTTCATGAAAGACTGGTATGCACCAGACCGGCTCAAACAACGCCTAGGTATGGCCGGGGTATCGATCAAAGATAAACACATGGTTACGCTCATTAATTATTTGCGAGCGTATCAGAACGAGGTACAAGAGAAAATGGTTGAAGTAAGACAAATGCAACACTTCGGCTGGGTGGAAGAGACGCAACAGTTCTTATTAGGTAATAAACTCTATCGCAATGATGGCGTCGTTACGGTGCAACCGCACGTCAATATTAAGAACTATTGTCGCTTGTTCCGCCAAGCCGGCACCCTAGAGGGGTGGAAAGGCTTAATGCGTCGCTTAGCGACGATAGGTGCGGTAGAGCAACAAATCTGCGTACTGAGTAGCTTTGGTACCACGCTCATGCGCTTTACCAACTACAACGGTATTTGGTTACACCTAATGACTAAACCGGGTTATGGTAAAACCACGACCCAAGAGATGATGAACGGTATTTGGGGGCATCCGAATGAGTTGCTCCTTAACGCTAAGGACACCGTGAACGCGATTGAAGAACGCTTCGGTCGCTGGTGTAATATCGGTGTAACGATAGATGAGCTATCCAACTTAGATCCGCGTGCTACCTCAGACTTACTATTGGGTGTAACGCAGGGTCGGACAAAACGTCGCTTAGACACGAATATGCGTGAACGTATGGATAACCTCTCATGGCAACTTATGGTGCTATCGAGTGGTAATTTCTCGCTTATTGACCGTATCAATACCGCGAAAGAAGACGTGGCAGCGGAAATCTCCCGTACGTTGGAATTTAAATTGCCTAAGCCACTCTTGTCGGTTCACGAGGGTGAACAACTCATTAAGAAACCAATCCGTGAGAACTACGGCGTGGCCGGGGAAGAGTGGATTAAGAACTTAGTAAAAATCCCACAGCACGACATTCAAGCCTTGATCGACACCACGATTGAGAGTTTTAGTACGCGATTGAATGCGACTTCAGATGAGCGGTTCTGGATTGTTGGATGCGCCGTTATCTACGTTGCCGGTGTATTAGCGAACAAGATGGGCCTAGTCGAGTGGGATATGCGCGCCGTCTTCGACACCTTGGTAAATATCGTGGAACATAACCGTGTGTCGCGTAACACCTATGAGTTCAGCCCGACTGACGTATTGTCAAGCTTCTTGGCGGACAATATCCGCAACACCGTGGTAACAGACGTTGGTATTCAAGAGGGTCAGATGATGATTCGCATGGCTCCGGTAGGCACGTTGAACGTTCGCTACGAGCAAGATACCGGTATGGTCTACATCCGTACCTCCGCACTCAAAGAGTACTTAGCGAAACGGAATATCGGTATCAACTCCGTGAAAGACGCCCTGATCCAACGTGGGCTACTTACTCACGCGAGCGCACGGCTTATCCTCTCGAAAGGGCTACCGAATACAACCGGTCGAACCTACTGTATGGTGGTCAAAGCCGATGAACTGGTGAAGTCTACCTATAACAGCCTACTGGAGGACACAGGTGAGTAACTGGCATAGCTTTGGTAAGAGTGCGAATACGGACGGGGGGAGTGAGAGTACTACCCCTCACCCTACGATGAATCTACACGTAGTCATTCGCAAAGACGGTAGCCAACGCATTGAACAAATGATTGAGCATCGGAATAGCAACGGGCTTGTTGTAAGCACAGAATGGGTAGAAATACCTGTAATTTATGAATAGGAGAAATTAATTATGACCCAGATTGTATGGGATGGCAGATTCCTCATCGCTGATCGGAAATGCTTTCGCGGTACGACCGTGTTCGCAGCACCGAAACTACGTATTACACACAACGGTACACAAAGCACTGCGTTCGCTTTCGCCGGCACCTATGAAGAATGTAATATCGCCGACCAGGTTATGATGGCGAAAGACAATCGCGAACTTGTAGAACAAGCGAAGTCTATACTTACAGACCCCGCGGGTAATTGGCAAGGGCTTTGTGTGGAAACACGTGCGAATGAGCAACCTAAAGCTTATTTATGTAACTATCTAGGTATGCGCGAAGAGCTTCCAGCTAACACGTTCATGGCTGTGGGTGCTTGTTCAGATGAACTCACGATCGCCTATCGCACATGGCAAGCGATCGCTGCTAACCTCGACAAACCGGCTCACACTCTATTTGTCTATGAACCTACGCAGCCGGAAGAAGAGGTAGAAATCGTTAAACGTCGTGCTACGGCATTGGCGTGCTTTCTACGAACTGCATTGAGAGGATCGTACTACGACCAGTATGGCTATCCGTTTGATGTTTATGACGCAATCACGGGCAATACATTATGTGTTTAAGAACGTGTCGCTATTGTGGCGAGCAGAAAAAAGAAGACCAATTTGAGCGCAATGGTAGTAGAGCCACTTACCGCTGTAAGAGCTGCGCTGCGCTGTATCATCGCAAGCGATACCGTAAAACGGAGGACGGTGTGAAAATGCTCTTACGTGGTCGTGTAAATTCTCTTCGCGCTTACTGCGAGAAACACGACTTACAACTGGTAATATCAGTCAAGAAAGGAAAAGAGAAATGGATCTAAATGGCATTAAAGCCCTACCCACAGGTAATATTATCGACTTCCATAACCCAAGCTCGTATCGCTATGAGGTTCCTGAAATTGCGTCTTTGCTTTCAAAGCTCAAGCGATTTAACGGCTTTGGGGTGGATGTAGCAACTCATAGTCTCTACGTTGCTGACGTACTCTATAAACTTACAGAGAACCCATGTATCGCACTGCTCGGCTTGTTGCACGACGCGCATGAAGCATATACCGGAGATGTCGCAACCCCTGTGAAACATATCCTTGGGAAGAAGTTGGATGACTTAGAGCGTATGGTGCAACGTGCTATCTTGTGGCAGCTCGACGCTAAACACGAAGATGGGCTGGGAGCAGAACGTTTAATCAAACTAATCGACCTCTTCGCGATGAAAGAAGAAGTAACGGCGATGGTTACAGCAGGGCGGTATAAATTAGATACGCAAGGTGTGTGGGAAGAAGCCCTACGACCAGTAGCAAACCTAGACCTCGGCAATGTACCACGTTTTTATCTACAGCTCGCCGATGAGGCAGACTTTATAAACCGTTACGACGACCTTAGCGAGCAAGCTAAAATCGTGGGTAAACACTACGAGGTTGTTGAGTTTTCTATCCTAGGGGAGCTTTGTAAATTCAAAGTCTCGCCGAACGCCCCAATCAAATACTTATTAAACGGAGAATAATTCTATGAAAGAAGAACCAATATATGTCGCTGATTCAGAGGAAGAGGCAGAGCTTATCGTAGATGTTTTACAACAAATAGCGGTGGTACGAGGTGGCAAATCGCGAAAAGGTGAGACCATTCATCTTGCATTAAGCGCAGAAACAACGCGTGCGTTTAAGAGTTTTCAACTACATCTGAACGCAGCCTTACGTATGGTCGGGTTAGTTGCACCTCACTTCCCAGAAGTTATCTCACAACATCACCCATACTTCGTGCGTTATGAAGCTATTAAGGACATTCACCTAACACGTGCCTTTCGCAATGGTAAAACGATATTCGCTGAGCTACGCGATGAAGATACGGAAGAATCGGCTGTGGAAATAAATTCGACGCCGGCATACTATAGCGAACTTAACACACAAATCGGTGGCAACCATTACGCTAAATGCGCTATCCAGCCTATTGACTACATCATGGCTAACGGTCTTGATTATCTTCAAGGTAATGTCATTAAGTACGTAACTCGCTATAAAAACAAAAACGGCGTGGAAGATCTTGAGAAAGCTGCGCACTATTTGCGGATCATGATTGAACGCGAAAAACAAAATACCAAGCAGGAAACTGCTTAATTTAACCCACTCAATATAGGAGAAATACTATGAGTACCAAATACGGCTTGACCGAAACTTATCTACAAGAACAAATCAAAGAAACCAGCTACCAACGCTATAGCGACACAGGAACACTATGTGTCCTCACGCTAAAGAATGGTTATACCGTTACCGGAACAAGCGGATGTATCGACCCAACTATCTTCGCAGAAGACATCGGCCAGCGAATCGCCCATGATAACGCGTTCAACAAACTTTGGGAAATCTTAGGTTACGGCGAAAAACAACGCTGGTATGAAGAAACCCAGCTAGATGGGAGAGGGCGAGTTGAGCTTGAATTCAATCAACTTGATGACCGCCTCAGTAAACTACACGCCTTACTATTCCAAGCAGACGGTGTGTTCAATCCGCGCCCTGAGTTTATCGCCGAAGAACAATGGGAGCTTATGAAGTCGCAGCACACCGCGATGCGTGCTTACGCTGACATCTTAGCGAAACGCTTAAACAGTTAATTAACAAAAAGGCCGGGGTGATTCCCGGCCTTTTTTTTTATTTCATCTTCTTGTTCAGCCAATCCTTGACCACTTTCCTCGTCATGCTTGGGAGCATCTGCATTATGACTTCCAACACCATCGCACCACTCGCACCGCCTACGACCGATAGTAACCCACTCAGCCACCGGTTAAAGCTCGACCCGAAGTGGTAAGCCACGGCGACACCGATGAAGACACCTAGGGCCACGTCAAGCGAACGAGAGCATAACGCCTTTTCGCGATCAAACTCCACACTCGCTTTAAACGACCCCAACACCGCACCAACTAGGATGACAATATCATCTATGTATAACGTAAGCTCATTGATCATTTATCCCCTCACATCGTAATACATAAAGCACAGCGAGCATAAACCACACGCTCAGCACCGTACTTACAACTAACTGTATATCGAGTGGGGGATATTCAGTCGCATAGCCATTCGCGATTATCGCTTGGTGCAAAGCCCCTAGCAGTAACGCAAACGTCTTGAATATTTGGTGCGGTCTGCCATGGGTCAGCAATCCCAACATCGCGAACACTACGGTGAGCGCACACAACCAAATACCAGTCGCAATTTGCGATTGAATACTGGCTGGGATATTCACGGCCGCGATGTTGAACTCTTGAATGAGTAGCAATACTACCCACAGTACACTGACTAATGTATTTAAGATCTGCGCAGGGCGTGTATCTCTACCGTACATTAAAGACAAGATCGCACAAGCCATAGAATATCCCTCGTGTTATGCGGTGAAGTTACGCGGTTCTGACAATAAATCAAATGCCGGAACTACGAAGCGGTAGTTTGGTTCTTCGCGGTCTGCGCCCTCATACGACACGTGTACGCGGTACACACCGGAAGGCATAGTCGGCAACGCAGAACCCTCAAACGCGAATGTATCTTCACTGCCATTATACACCGCCACTGTATCAAGGTTGAATGTCTCCAACACTGTACCGTCCGGCGAATCAAGACGCTCAAAGCGGAGTTTTAAGTCGATACTTTGCCATGTCGCAAGGTGACTATCTTCTACCGGTGAGGTATGGATAACCGTACGACCTGATGGTGAAGTCGGCATATCTACGCCTGTCACCGCGATGTTCAACGTTGGGTAGTGTTGTAGCGGAATGACGTAATTCACTGTTTGCGATGTAAGAATAGGTTTATCCGGCTCGTATTCTGAAATCACTTTCGGCGAGGTAAATGTTACAGTGCGTTCGGCTTCTGATAGCGCATTGAACGCTTTAACGCCTTTCACTGGCCCGTTGGTGGATAAGCTAAACTCTTTAATCTCATGCAGTTGCATAGCTTCACCGGAGACGACGATTTTCGTATCTTCTGGTGTCGCAATATCTTGAAGTAAGGAAGTGACTTCAATCGTATTAGGACGGGATTCACCACGTTGCTTCCACGTCAATTTTTCTATGCGATAGATGTCGCTTTTCGGTGGAATCTTCACAAACACATACGAGAAATCAGCGAAGTGGGTGTCGGAATCTTCCGGTATGTCGACTTCTTCAAAAACTAATTGTGATTTCGCCGGTTCGTCCGGGCGAGGACGTGGCGTAGCTGGGCGAATACCAAGGGTAGCGATGTCAAACTCATACCCACAGCAGCCGTCAGGTTTGGCTTCAAGGGGGTTAAAACCGAGGAAGTTGTTTACTACAACACTCATATTTACTCCTATTTTGAGGTTAAAGAAAAGGAGTGCCTCTATGAAAAGGCACCCCAGAGAGGTTAGTTAGGAATGGTATAACCTAAGAAGTTGCCACTTAAGGAGGTTAGCTTAATGACCTGCGTGTCTTCTTTTACAGCGTCGCGACCAATTTCATTGATCACGTCGCGGACACCCAAGTAAACACCATCCGATTTCTTAGATAGAAGATTACCGGCTTCTTGCGAAAGAGAAAGTAACGCCGCCAATGAGGTTGTCGTCTCTTGTCGATTACCCCCGTCCGCGTCAGTAACAACCGCTTTAAGTTCACCGGTCTCTTGATCGAAACTCAGTTCGCTTACGTGTAGGTCAATCCCACTGATAGCGACGAGTTTGTTGCCACGGATAACTACCGTAGTTCCATCTACTTGGACGTTTAATTTACCATTCTCAATCGCTAGTGCTTCACCGGTATCTTGATCGGTAATAACCTTATGCTCAATCATCGTTTATACTCCTTAATCTTCAACAATGACTTGAATGTATTTCGTGTTCACAGAGTCCGTAGATTTCGCATCTGCGGCGACTGTTACACGCCCTGCCGAAATAGTGGTCTTACCTTGCGAAGACGCTACATCAGCATAGTTATCCGTACTCATGAACTCTACAGCCGCAGCGGTACCGGCACGAACCGTGATGATAAGTTTATCGTCTGCGGAGGCAGGGCTAGCTTTACTTATAACAGGTTGAATAACACGACCTCTGTCAACAGTAACGGACGCAGGTATAACCTGCACTCTCTCGAACGAATCGGAGCGAGGCTTATCCTCAGCTTTGTAGGTAATTGCCTTTTTCGTCGTACACCCCGTCGCATTAGTTACGTTGATGGAGCGAGAGACTGTCGGTACGGTAGCAAGTACTTTATAAGTCTGCCATTTACAATTCGTACCGGTAGGGCGGCAACAAAAAGCAAAAATCGCAGTGTCGGCGGTGATCTCAAGTACACCGTTTGCGAAAGTGAAACTGGCGCTCCCTGTTTTCTCTGCATTAGCATCTGTTTTGACGGATACGTTGTTATCATCCCCATATACCATCGCCCCATGCGATGTTGTCCCATTGCTTAGGATTAGACTGTAGAAGCCACTCGTACCGTTCGTCGCATAGCCAATAACGGTCGAAGCGCCATCCAACTTAATTCGAAGACCTTTAAGTGTGCGTCTCTCAGCAAACACATTCATCGCTTTGGTCTCTGGGAGGGTAACATACGTCGAACTACTTGAGACTAAAGGAACAGCTTGCACCAACACCGTATTGTGATCTAACTCCGTTGCTGTAATTAACGGACAATCTACACTCGGAACGTAGGTGTTGTCTCTCTTAGTTTGCGCAGAAAGAATCAACGTCGCAGTGTTGTTTTTACCGTCTAAGTCTAAGCTGGTATTAGGGTTCACCGCCGCGGTGAATTGGAATGTACCTGCTTCGCTTGGAACGACTTTAAAGCGAACAGTGAATGTACCACCGCTGGCAAGACCTTTAATGTCATAAGACAGTTCACCGGTCTTGTCGAAAGAATCAACGTCTTGTTTAGCTTCGTGGATGTCTTGGAGAGTATATCCGCCACCGTTAGGCTTGTTGATAACTAAGTTAGTTAGATCATTCTTACCCTCACCGGTATTTGTTACGGTTACGACCACATCGAAGCTTTCATCGGTAAACGCCGTTACCTTGTTCGTGGTGATCCCCACGCCCACCTCTTGGAAAATGGACTCAAGCGCCATCAAGCGAACACATTGGCCGTCTTGTTTTGCGAGTACTACCGTCCCTTTCTTCCACGCAGCTTCCGGTAATTGGTCGATAGCGTCGCAGTCTAAACCTGCACCGCCGCTATTAACCGCTTCGAGCTTATTATCGCTATTCACGCGGATTGTCGTTCCGTCAGCTAAGACATTTACTTTTTTCGCCACTGGGTCGATACCCAAGGCTTCACCTAAGTCGTCGCCGGTTACGACTTCTTTACTAATTGTCATAGTTACTCCCTATGGTTGGATAAGACCAACTCTTTTGCCACCGATACTATTTAATTGTTCGAGTTTAGCGAGCTGGTCTTCTAAATCTTTAACTCGTTTATCAAGCTTGGCGATGTCTTGCGCTGTCAATACGCCTTTTAGCGTAACAAGTCCTGTTATCGGGTTGACGCTAAAATTATCCGCACTCAAGTCGATCGTAACCGGATTATTCTTCGTACCGTCGCCTTTGATCGGCAAGTATGTCGAGACACCGGTGCCATCACATGACGCGACTTGCGTACCTTTTGGCAACGCAACTCCCGTACACCCTAGCAAGCCAGGTTGGAGTTCGCCGTCTTTAATCAGTTTATTAATGTAGTTCTCGACCTGGTCTTTCGTCATATAGACCACATCGCCACATCCTCTACAAGCCATAAGTTACTCCTTTTGCTTAATAGCGCGAACGATTAAGCCAATTACGCCTAACGCGGAGACAAAGTAAGGCTTCCACGCTTCGGGTAAAAGACCCGCGATGGACTGAACGTTATCAGAGAGAACAGGTGTAACCGCAACGGCGGATAGTACCCACGTACTCCAAGACTTCGCATAGTCTTTAAATTTGAAAAATTGCATAGCGCAATCTCCTTATTCGTAGAACGGCACTTTTTTGCCGTTGATTAACATAAAGCCTGCCGGCTCACCTAAAACAGCACCCGCTCCGCCAATAAGCGGGGGGATAACTTCTACGTTCACCGTATTTGGCGCGGTAGTCGTATTCCCGTAGGTACCATCAACTCCGTTCTCACAACAGTCCGTTTGGCAATCAAACGCTGCTAACAGCTCATCGCTAGGAGTAAACGTAACACAACTTCCAAGTGGAAAACGACGTGGCTTCGTACCACTTAATCCACGCTCAATCGCGATGTTACCTTGAAAGTTTAAGACCTTAACGACCTCATAGCCGGTTGTGTCTTGAATTAATAAAGTCGTCCACTCATTTGGCAATAGACGACTGAGAATAGCAGTTGGGTTAGAGAGCGGAATCGCTTTATCATCCGCCTCTAAAATGGACGTCAAGTTACCCACGTAACCCGGCATTGTTTTCGCGACCATGGACTTACTCTCCGCAACAAGAATCGTGTTCAGGGATGATGACATCGGAGACGCTTAAACGGTCGCGCTTGTCGATCTGGAATGTCGAAATGAGGCACCCACGTGCTTTCACTTTCGCTACATAGCGACCACAGCTTAAGTCAGAGAACTGGCCGTCAAGGATAAACCGTACGTTTCCGTTATCATCATAATCGAACATATCATACACTAAAGTTAGTGGGGGTTCACGTTTTATCTCGACACGTCGGAACTCCCCGCAAGGCGTGTATCCATAACAGTACTCCGGAGGTTTTTCACACGGGAGTGGCGTGATATGGAGTGCTAAATCGTCATAGCATAAATACGCTCCGCTCTTGCGGAGGCGTAGTTTTATTTCGTTGGTACGACTGTCAGCTCGGTAAATCATTCAATACCCTCTATCTCTCTAATGGACTTAATAAACGTTACGTTGTCATTAAAACGTTTCTCTTGTGTCGCTTTCGTGTTAGACAAGGCATGGCGGTACTTCGTAATCGCTTGGAGTAACTTCATCTCTTTGTCGTCTAACTCATAACCGTTCTTTTTCAACCACGACGACGTTGGGTCGGTATTATCCACCCCTTTCGCTTTGATAGCGATAGCGGTGAGGTCTTGGTAGCGGTCGTTCATGTAGGTCTGCGACATCGCATAGGCAATCTTATCCCAACCACGTTCTTTACGGTAGAACGACTTAACCCCCAACATCGCCTCCCACATGGACTGCGTAGGCTCATCTTCGATAACCGAAGTGAGAATACCTTGGAAGACCCCTTTAGTCCAACCAGTGATAAGCACTTTCGTCTCTTCCGGCGTAAGGTTCGCTTTAACCCCGTAGATGTCAGCATCATATAGAGCGGTAGAAAGTCTTCCCCATGCAGGGTCGGTGGACTTCTTACCGGTAGCCGGCTTGTAGTCCTTAAAGCTCGCAAGTTGTGAGTTTAGTCTATTACCGAAGCTATCTAACCCCATCGCTGCCAGCGTTGGATCTTTAAACGGCTCCGGCACCAGCGGGAACAATAACAACGCCGCTTTTTGGAATGGCGTGCTACCGTGGGCCACCGGAATAGAGAACGGAACGGCGTTATCAGACAAGCTGTCGATGATGAAATCTTTCGCCTGGCCAACCGACCATGCACCGGTTAGTACCTGCACGGCAGAGACACCCATCGCGTTCTCCACGTTACCGGCACCATACTCTACAGGGAATCGGATCGCCCCGTAACCACTCTCCGAACACCCGACCACGATCGGTACTTCGCGAAGAAGTTGATATGGGTTCATTCCAGAGATTGGGTTGCCTAATCGTTTACCGTTATCGTCGCAAGCGTCGTCTGCGATGACACGCGCCAACATATTTAACGCCATAGCGATAGCAACATTATTAACCATGCGAACCGTACCACGGTGAGACCACTTGTAGCCCGACAAAATACCTAAGAAGTTATCGTCCACGTTGTTAGTCTGTTCAAGGTAAGCGTGTTGGAATGCCTTAGAACCTTGTGCAATAGCATTACCGAACATGGTGTAGTTACGGATGTACCCCATTAACTTACTGGCACCACGCTTGTTAAAATTCATGAAGTGTAAGTTTGCCTCAATCGCTTTTTGCTGATCCATACCGAACGTACCGGTGAGCAGGTCATACATCATCAAAGAAGACACTAACTCTTGCGACATCGTCATCGTTGAGGCGGTGTCTAAAATCGCTTTCGCCCCATCAACGACGCGTGTAAATTTCTTGCCAGCAGCAAAACGAAGTTTTAAGTCTGTACTTGTGTTGATCAAGTCTTCTACGCGGGAAGAAATACCACCTGTTTTATACATCAATTCGAGCTTATCAAGTTCGGCTTGTACGGCGTTACGTTTTGCCGGTAACAAACCACCCATTAAAGTCGCTAATTTCTCAGCATACGAGCCGTTGTCTACTAGCCGTTGTGCAAATAAGTATGCTGCCTTTTCACGTGCGAACATTTTAAGCGGACTCATCAACGTTTCGTTCACTTTGTTCTTGATCAAGAACGCGTGTAGCTTAGATCCTTTCGCATAAGTGTCGAGCGCACCATTAGACTTGAACCATTGCTGTCCTTGTGGCGACATCGCTTTCACAAACGGGCTGTCTTCCGTAAAAGCCATTAGCTGATTAAGTTTCTCGTTATACCCTTTATAGGCATTGATTACACTAAACCCAAACGTCGTAGTAAGACCAGCCGAAGACAACCGTGTTAGCGACGAGATTAGCGCAGGGATGGCTCTTAACGCGAGGTTATCTGACGGTGTAAACCGTGCGATATTTTCCCCGAATAATGCCCGATTAGCCTCTTCATTTGCGAACGAGACCTTAACAACCTCTTTGTCGAGTTGCCCTTTATTATTCACGGTGCGTACTACGAGAATACCGTTCTGTTGACTGTATTCAGGTGTGTTACGTTTGTACACCTTAATCTTATCAGGGTGGGCTTTCGCCATATCAAGCATGACTTCCCCGACGTGTTTCGCAGCGTACTGCTTAGACATCAGCTCAATATGCCATGTTAAGTTCTCACTGGCTGTACCGCCGTTAAACGCCCGGCCATTTTGGCGACTGGAGTATTCTGCTGCTTGTTGACGTGAGATAATTTGGTCGATATTGTTGGCGTTAGTTACGTCGTACACGTCGTCAATCGCATTACCTTTGCTGTCTTTGGCGTTAATGTTATAAACATTACGCACTTTACCCATCGTACCGGTTTCCCATTCTTCGCTGGTCGCCTGTCCCATAATTTCTTCGCCAATAAGATTTACAGACTCTTGATAGATTTCTTGGCTAAGTTTTACATACTCTTCCGCCAACGGCATAATGCGACCTTTCACCGTAGCTTTCACATCGCTGGTTTTGTAGCGATAATGCGTAACCATCTCGAATTTCGGATCGCCGGTAGTCTCGTCTGTACCTAAGTAGCGACGTACAGTGTATGGCTCTTTGGTAAGTGATGATACGTCTTCGTCAATGAACCCTTGGTCTTTTAGTTGCTTTAACTTAGCCTCGGCTTCTGCCGTGGTAAAGCCGTCGTGGCCGCGCCAGTTCTTACGACTGGTGTCGTTCTCATTCGCCGGCACCAAGATTTGGTCATCGGATTTATCGAACATATCTTGGATTTTAACCATCTTCTCAAGCTCTTCCGCATAGTGCTTATACTTAGCGACTAAATAGGACGGCGCGTCGAGGTTCATAATCCGGTTGTTTTCCAAGTATTCCTCGTACTCACGCTTTTTATCCAGTAAACCCGGAACGTGGCGGATAAACTGACCGTTTCGGTCGTAGATGTCATCACCGAAGATAGCACGCTCCATGTTACACGGCGTATCTTTTCGTTACCCCCAGTAATCGCACGTAAGGACGAGGTCGTATCTTGTACGAGGTGGTCTATCTGTTTACGGTTCTTACGCTTAGGGAACAAGTCCTTATTCGCAAGAACAAAGTCAAGCATACTACGCTCAAACGCTTTCGCTTTCTTACTATATTTTCTTGCTACCTGCTGCGCACGGTTAGAGAATGTAGCAACTGCATTAGATAACTTACCGCCGTTACCCTCCGGATCTAGGTCGATGATAATTTGCATCGAGTCTTGGAACCAAGTCCACCACCGTGAGAGCGCGTTTTGACCGGCGGTCGTCGCTTTCGCAGAGCGTGAGCCATCACGAGACGGAATAGAACCCGTACGACTAATATCACCACCAACGATAACGTCGCGGAAGTCTTTCGCTTTTTCAATGAACTTATCTGCGATAGAGAACGACACTGCACGTGATAACGCTGAATCCGGCGTGTGTGTGAATTCAAGCTCTTTCTTCGCGAGGTCTCTCATTTCTTTACTTGGTACTAGGGCCTGTTTTGCCTCGTTTAAAAGCGTTTGCACCTGTTTGTGTGTAAAGGTCGGTTTACCCAGCACTTTACGAATTACCTGCGCCATCGCAGAAAGTGCATTCGCTACGAAAGATTTAGTCTCTCCACGGTACTCTTTAGGCACAGAAATGCCGTAGCGTTGCTCAAGGGCAGCGATATTATTGGATTCTAAGGCAGCACCGAGTTCTGCTAAGGTTTCTTCAATTGCTTTTTCTTGCGTAATCTCTGTTAGCTCATTATCCATCCGGTCGATACGGATAGCATTAGCGAGATTGTTTACAAAGGCGTTGTTGCTTACATCACTTAGTACTTTACCGAGCTTATCACCATGTTTAACGTCAAGCCCTTGGTGGAACAGCTCATGCCATGCTACCCACGTCGCACGTTCTTCTGCCGACAATGTTTTATCTGCACGAATACTATCTGCGACCAGATAGACTTGTTGGTTATCGGCGTCATAGAACCCCTCTACCCCGGCATTTCTTAACGTGTTAAATGCTCCCTCGTCTGCGAAGTCTTTCGCTGTAACGAACCGAACATTTTTACTTAAATCACCTAACGCTTTTTCCAAAGTCGCAGACAATTTATCCACAGAAACACCCTCTGCTTTAACGTCTTTCGCAGCCTTACTCCACTTCAATGCTGAGCGTTTAAACTGCTTACGCTTACTGGTGTCTTTCGTCACCGGCGCAGATTTACCGTCTTCTTGGGTAAGCACATAAACCATCGCGCCATCTAACTTATCCACAGCCTTGTTGTAGAATGTAGTCGGAATATTAATACAGCCATGCGATAAGAAGTTATCACTCGCGGAGGCGGAATCCAATGCTGCCTTACGCTCCGGTAAATTCACGACACGGTGCATAGCGATAATACGTCCGTCTGTACTACGTGCTTTTTGCCCCGTCTCTTTGTCGGTTAAATCTAAAACACTGTCGCCAAACACACGTCGGTCGGTAGACGTGAGTTTCTTCGTATCCACTTTTTGAAGTTGGAACCGACCGCTCGGCGTATTCCCAAAGGCATTCGAATCACCTTTATTTTTCCCGAAGATTGCGCTCTGAGAATCAAGGACTTTACCCTCTGGACTGACGACTAAAATCTTACCGTTCTCTTTATCCGCGACGACGAATTCTTTACCACCGTGGTCTTTGTTCGCCACAACCCAGTTGATCGTATCGCTCGCTTTCTGTGAAGCTCCCTCAACTAACTGAGACTGTGTGAACGTACCGTACCCTGTGTGTGCATGAGCGTCTTGAGGGATAGTCATTGCCCCCACTGCAACCACAGCAATAACGGAGGCAAGCACCTTGTTAAGGTAATCCAAGAATTTACGCAAGATAGAGTCTTGACTGACGCGTTCACGCACTTCCCGATCTGTAGCCATAGAAGCAAGGTCTTGGTTCGTTGCCTTTTCTTGACCCAAGAACGTCGCTGCCTCTTCGCGGATCTCTTTCGCTTTGCCACGGAATTGGTTACGTCGTAACGAGTTTTTGACCGCTTCTTCTGCTGTATTTACTTTGTCAGTTTCAAGAGCTTGAGCGTGCGCAAGTGTCTCCGTCGCCACCGCTTGATAAGACTCATCTTCAATGAGTTGGTCGAAGAACTCCTCAGTCGTAGAATAGACTGGGTTACCGTTGAAGTCGAAGCCAAGCAAGCCATCTTTCGTTCCTTTGAACTCTTTATGGTTAGGGTTATTCTTATGGAACTTAATGTATCCACGTTTAGCCGCCTCAAAGCTCGCTTCTCTCGCTTGAGGTGTGGCTCGGAAAAAGGCCTGTCTAATATCTTCTTCCCGATCAGGATGTTGCTTAAGTAAGCGATGTGCGACTGCTTGATTTTGACGTAGATCAACATTTTTAAATTCTTTAGCGAATTCATTTGTCGTATTGATCTGCTCTCTCTCCGACGCCACCGCGTCATTAATCGCCGCCTCTTTCGCATTACTTTTCTTCACCGTTTCTTCATACGGCTTAGAAATGGCTTCTTTAAATTCTTTGTGTGTTTGTTCTCTACGCTCAGCTTGTTTTTCATCTTCGATATGCGAATAACGCTCAAACTCGCTGTCATCTAATTTATCCACTAGTTTATGGATCGCGCTTCTTACTTGTAAGTCACGAGTTAAACCTTTCTCCCGTGCCTCGTCTCTGATAGCTGATATCTGATCCGCAGTTGGTGTTCCTTTGAGTTGTTTAATTTTATTTAATAACTCAGCTTTCGCAGGATTGACTTCGTCTTTCTTAGAGTTATCAGTTTTATGTTCCTCACCTTGTGGGGATGAAGCATGGGCTGGCTTACGTTTCTGACTAACACCTGTTCTTGCATCTAACTCTTCGTCGCCGGTTAATATGCCACCCATCTGCGCTAAAGTAGCTTCGGGTACAGGTTTGCGGACAGGACGTGCGAGAGGTACTTTGTCTTTTATGTCTGCATAGCTTTTAGCCGTGTCGCTAGTTCTAACAGATCTATTCTTAGCTGGCACTTCTACCCAATGTGAGACGATGTCAGGCGAAAGCATAAGGGTGTCAGCTAGGGTTCCGTCTTGCATATTCTCTACGTTATGGCGACTGCCTTTACCACCATATCCACCCATATCCGTATAACTCTTAACCATAACCGCATTATATGGCACACCGTTTTCATCTGTTACACCATTCGCGATAACATACCCTAATAAGGCATCAGTCGCACGTTTAGAGCGAGCGGTTAAGTCAGCTTTAGCGTCAGGGCCATAGAGAAGATCATTCACCTTTTTCTTAACTTCTTCCGGTATTGCAACGCGAGGGAGAGCGTCCCAGTTCAGGTTTTTACCATCAATGACTAGTGGGTTAAGCGTTACACCCTCTTTCAACACTGGTCTAACAAACGTCCCATCACCATACATATCGTTAATCGTTTGCGAGTTTGAGAGGAACACACCGCGTAGGTTTAGACTACCATCGAATAATTGACCTTTACGTACGGCTGAGATGAAGTCTCCATCTCGTAATTGATCCGCGATAGATTTCAGTAAGCGTTTATAGTAAGGAGTAGGGGTCTCACGTTTTACAGGTGTAGTTAAGGCTTTCGCTTCTTCCGATGTATGCGCCGTTGCTGCTACTGCTTCTGTCGCGTTATATAGCTCAGTTTTTACGTCGTCAGGAAGATCTACCCACGTCGCTCTATCTTTTGCTTGCGGATATTGCTCTTGAATTTCGTCGATGCGCTTACGTAGCGCATTAACACCACCGTGGCGAGCTGCATAAGCGCGCTTACTATCTAGTGTTTCTCCCACGCTATCGCTTTGCGCGCGTTGCTGTACTCCGCCGTCATCGCTTTTTTCGACAACAGTTTGCGTTGGTTCTCCACCTTGTTCGCCTCCGTTTTGCCCCAGTTCTCCACGTTCTCCTCGTGTTGGGTCTGTTTCTCCGGTGCGTCCGTCAGTCCCAGTTGTATCGCTCGCTGGCGCGTTATCGTGCGGTTGTTCAATAGGATCCGCAGAAGCCCCCGTGTCGGACTGGCTATGTCTTTCGGTAGTGGCTTCGGTTTCAGTTGGCGAAATTGGTTCACTAGCTTCAACACCGCGTTGCGCTCCGCTTCCGTTAGGCTCAGTAGATCCTTGTTCGACAGGTTGCCCGTTAGCATCTGCCGTGCCATCTCGATTATTTGCTCGATCTTCATTAAACTCTCCTCGCTCCCAAGCGTTGAGAGCCTCAATAAAGTAATTGTTGCCGTCTTTGTCGGAGAATTGGTCTTCGATCTCTTGAAGACGGCTTCGTTGGTCGTCGTTTAGCGCATAGTCAGGCTTAACAGCGAGTGTATGCCATTCGCTAAACAAAGCATTTTTCTCCGCATTAGATAGATCGCCAGCCGGAGATTCAGTCTCCCAAGCGTTGCCTTTCTTATTTCGTTTAGCTTTTTCTTTAATAGAGTCGAAAGTTTTCTGCGCTTGTGTTACAGGTTCTACTACCTCAGCGTCCCCGATTTTTTCTTCTTTCGTAGGGTTAGCTGTTTCTTTCTTCGACGGAGGAGCTTTATTCTCCGTATTGGATCCAATGACCTCAGTTGGCTCTACTACTTTCGAACCTCCCTCGGTTGTAGCGGTAGTCTGCTCTCGTTGTTTAGCGACATATTCTTCAACGTTATCGCCTACCTTACTCATATTCGCTGCGTCTTTACTCACCGCAACAGCATTAGGAATATTTTCGAGGGCGGCTAACGCCATCACGAACGATTGACCCACGCCCTCCATGAGTGGTTTGTCTAAAGCGATGTTAGACGCCATTTGTCCGAACGCTTCTTCCCATCCCTCACCGGTAAGTTTAAGCGCGGTTGCTCCCGTGATGCCTAACGCTTTCGCTACGACATCACGTTTAGCGACTTTAGTGCCGGCCTCTTTGGCTTGGCGAATAATCTCACCGCTAATTTTCGCCTTATCCATTAGCTTAGACGCGAGAATACCTACGCCCTTAGCCGTTAAGGCCTCAGTCGCCATAATCGCCGATGCGCTCTTAAAGCCGTCGCTAACAGCCTCATGTAGGTTAGATCCGTACTTATCGACTAAAGTTTTAAATTCGGCGTCTGTAATCCCTGCGATGTCAGTCTTACCGAATTCTTTCTGGTAAGCCTTGGTCAACTCCTCAGTAAATTGACCCTGCACCTCCGCCGGCACATTCGACAAGCTGGAGACAACTTGATATACCATAGGACTTTTTGTCGCCACCCCTGCTAAGATACCGGCGACTTGAGGGATTAAGTTCTGACCGGTACTTTGTGCGCCTACACGAATACCTGCACCGGGGTCATTAACAAAGGCTTTGATCGTACCCCAGAAACCATCAGCAGCTTGCTGGTTGAATTGTTCTTGTCGTTCGTCTTCCCCAACGTAGCGACTATGTTTATTTGCGTCAATCGTATTCTTTAGCGTAATGCCTCGTAATGTATTTAACGTATCACCGGTGGTACCGCCTACTTCACGCTTTAACGCTACGTCCGTACGTCGTGCGCCCATCTCTTTATCGTACGCTTGCAACACCGCCTGTTCTTCTTTCGACAACGCGTTGTACGCCATGGTTCTTAGGTCTGCACCGTTTACCTGCGCTAGGTCGCCATTCTCCGCTCCTTTTGTTACAGCGTCGCGAATGTATTCCGCCATCTTAGCGTCAACGCGTTTTTTGCTTGTCGCAAGTTCAGGCTTTTGCGCTTCAATCTCTTTCTCAAGCTCACTATCCGGTACACTGATATGGCTTACCCCCTCCGCGGTGGCAAGCGCAGTACCGGCTTGGAATGCGTCAACGCCCTTACCTAAGCTCTCAAAGTATGCGCCTAAACCGAACATATTATCCTTTTGGAGCATCTCAGGACGATTTTCGATCTCCTCAATCTGCTTAGCGAGGATTTCTTTCTTGCTACCGTCCGGCAAGTCAGATTGATATTTTTTAAGACTACTTAGCCATTGTTGTTGTACCGCGTGCTTCTCCCACGGCTTAAGCCCGTCTTGCTCCATTCGGGAGTTTAACTGCGTGAAGTTTAGGGCATTACGACCAACGGACGGTTCAATCCCGTAGCGCGTATTTGCACTCGTAATAAATTCCGCATTATTCTTTTCGAACTCCGCCATCTCATCAACCGCGAGCTTAGCAGGTGGTTTGTTTGTCGCAGGAGCAACGTTGGTGGTGGAATTTTCGATAGGTGGTAAAACAGAACTACCGCTAGGCTGTTCTGGCGTAGCGGTAGGGGTGGAGAAATCGACTTTACCGAAGTCGAATTTATTTAAGTTGAGTGCCATGTTTAACTTCCTCTAATCATTCTTCTGAGTGGGTCGTCTAACTCAGTAGGGTACTGGTCTCGCCGGTTTTGATCGAAGTTAATATCAAAACTTTTTGGGTTTACTAGCGTACCTAATTGCGCTAAGCGATCTTTTTGTTCCGGCGTATAGTTCGGGTTATTCGCCACGTTCACCAAATAATCTTGCTCACTCGCACTCTCAGGAACGATTTGCTCCCCCGTAGAGAGCTGCGCTACCGCTTCTGGAATAAACCCCAAACTCTTAGGGCTAACGTCAGCAAGCTGTTCAACACTGTCGCTGTTTTCGCTACGTTGTCGATGCCCGTCGGTGCTTGCGAAATTGACGTCTGATTCACCGACGGCGTCATTTTTGGGCTTTGTGGCTCTCCTGCCAGCTCCGTACCGCTCTCAATCGGCTCACCTAAGTGGCGTTGAATAGAATTCTGTACGAATTCATTACTCCGCGTTTTCTGTGCATAAGGAGAACCTGGGAGACTCGCCCATGTACGGTTCGACTTCTCTACGGCTTTATTAAAATCATTGGCTAACAGCGCACTCAACGCACCATTCTGCGCAAGAAGAGAGACGGCTGCTAAGTCCTGTGAACGTGGCGAGAAATCTTTCAGCCCTAATTTCTTCGCCTCATCTTTCCACGTACGCTCTAAGAACTGATAAGCTCCGGTTGCGGTTGAGCTGTTCTTTTTACCGTCTGTTTGGTTAAAGTTCCATTTCTGGAATGTAGCTTCGTCTAATGACGCTAACTGGTTCTTGTGGCTACCACCATAAACGCGGTAAGGATCAGCCGCTTTCGCCGTACCCTCCGCGTCTCGGATCATCGCTAAAAACGCTTGGATACGTGGGTCGTCTAAATGTTTTTCGAGTTCTGCTCTTGTCGCCATAATTATTTACCTAATGGATTGTCGTTTTGATTAGTCGTTCCTACACGAGGGTCGGTTAATCCTGCCTCTTGTAAGATTTGTTCACGGGTGTAGCCCACTGGGAATTCCCATTTTTCGCCGTTAGCGAAGTAAAGGGTTCGACCGATAAGACCCACGTTTTCGTTGATATTTTCGCCGTTACCCTTATTGATGAACTGCTGTAAGTTCTCACTATCACCTAACTTAAAGTTATGAACCTTATAAGACTCCTCTTTAGTCGTAGTCTTGGATTTACCACGAGAGGAAGACCCTGCGCCAGCACCAGTTGAGTAAGCTTCCATTTCGGTCTGAGCTTTTAACATCGCCTCTTGCGCTGCGGTTAAGCCGGCTTTGGCATCATCAAACTGCGTTTGCGCTTGCTGCATAATACCTTGCTTGTAAGCCTCTAAACTTTCCTGATATTTCTGCGCATTGGCCGGGAGTTTCATCTCGGCAACAATCTCTTCCGGCGCACGTTTATCTCCTGCCTGTTGGCGACTTACCACATACGCAGAAGTAAAGGCTTTATCCCATGCTTCCGGTGTCATGTTCTGCGCTTGCACGAGGTCGTTATTCGCTGTGTCGAAGCCTTGTTGCGCCGTGAAGACGGAGTTACGTGCATCGCCATAAGCACGTGTTGCCTCCTGTAAACCCTCGATGCTATCGTTGCGGTTACGATTAAAGCGGATAGTCTCTTCCGTATTTTGGTTGGAAAGTCCCTGCGCTTGTGCCTTATCAGACCACGCTTGGTTGGCTTGATCCACATTATCCAATTGATAGCCGGAGGTATTAGCGTCGAAGCCAGCTTTGTTTTCCTCGGCTGCCGTTTTAGCGAAGACAATGTTAGCATTGGATTGCCCTAAGTCATCCGCTTTCGCGTTTAATCTGGCATTCTGCGCAAAGGTAATATTCGCGTCTCGTACAGCATTATCGATCTTGGCAGAATCGCCCACAAAGTTTAACGCCTCTTTTCGGGCATTCTGCGCCATCGCGTTTTGCAAACCGTAGTTTGTCGCTACACGTTCTACGTCTAACTGGTTTAAGGCACTGTTCGCTGCGTCTGCTTTCGTTGCAAAATTGAAGTTATCAACATAGTCCCGAAAAGCATCTTGTCGGCCTTGGCGAAATCCGCTGTTAACGACATCTCCTCGATAGCCACCTTTCGTCGGTGATACAATAAACATTTAAGTGTCTCCTAATAAGTCCGTGAAGTCTTCGGCGTTGTATTCACCGCCACCTTAGTACTTGGTCGGTATATTGTACCGTAACTACCACCACTTGGCGAATACTGTGGTCTGGACGGAGAAGATATTAGTCCACCGATAGTATACGCTGCGGTGCCTAACAAGCTCGATAACGCCGCACCTGGGTCAGCCCCAAATGACGCAAACGCTTTCGCTGAGGCATTAGCACCCTCCACCCCTTGGCTCGCAAGTCCACGTCCGGCTTGGATCATCGCCATTCGTGCTTGTAGCCATTTGTTCTCCATACGGTCGGCACGGGAATTCTCATACTTAACCGCACTATTCATACCGGCGGAAATAAGCTTAGCCTCTGTAGAGACGAGTTCATTTAATGCTGCACGTGTTGCGCCGGTGCAATACTGGCTCGCACACATCAACACCTCACGTCGTTTACCTACAAGCTGTAGACGAGCCGTCGCCATCATCCGCCCACCCGTGGTCTTATATTGAGGTTTATAAGGGTTAGCGAAGTAGTTATTAATTTGACCGCCGAGCGCGACTTCGTGTGGTTGGAATTGCGCTTTGTAGTGGTCATACATACTCTCCGCAATCTTCAACTGCCGATCAGCAAGGTCAAAGGTTCGGTCGGCGATTTCTTTCTGTTGCTTATACTGCTCTGTCAACGCCCATAGCTGAATCCCATTAAGCGCGAACATAATCGTGGATTTCCACCACGCTGTATCTTCGGTATAGACTTCCCAATAGAACTTCTGCCATTCCTTTTCTTCTTCCCGCCGAGCTTTCTCCGCAGCCTCAAACTCTTTCGCCCACGCTTCATGGTTGCTTTTAATCTGGTTAAGATGATGATCAATCTGCTTAATCATCTCCTTGCCTTGGGCGGAAGCAAGTTCTTTATAGTTATCTAATCTCATTTAGAAACTCCGTGTAACGCTTTTTGAACCCTTAGTCGGTTGAATATCACCGGACTGTCTAATGCCACCTAAGAACGGTGCGTATGGTAGAGGGCCTTGTTGCGCCATCTTACCTAATGTGCCATCTGGCGATACAGGCGAACTAATCATTTGACCTACGGTATTAGAAAGCGTACCAAGTAATGTGCTAAGCGCAGCCCCCGGATCCGCACCGAATGAGCTAAACGTACCGAACGCAGACATAATCCCTTTCTGACCGAGTTCAGACGCATTACGACCAACCTGAATCCACTTAATACGCAACTCAAGCCACATATTATCCTTAGCCTCTTTTCGTGCTTCCGCGTAGCGATAGGCATGGTTTTTGGCATTACCCTCAGCCAACGCCCGTTCAATCACAAGCCCACGGAGTTCGAAATCAGAGATCGGTTCGCAATCACTACTGTTACAACGTCGCGCAAGTTCCAATGTTTGATCAAACGCCTTACGCACATTTTCCGCAAACATTGACCCTGTACCAGCGTAGTCAGCGCACGTCGTAGAACTCGACAACTGACTACTCATCGCAATCTCTTGTGGCTTGTACACGGAGTTATAGAAGTCGAACAGCTCTTCTGCAATCTTCTGTTGTCGGTCTGCGACTTCATACGTTCTGTCTGCGAGTTCTTTTTGTTGTAAGAACTGCTTAGTCAACGCCCAAAGCTGAATACCGTTGAGCGCAAACATAATCGTCTTTTTCCACCATGCGTTATCTTCTTTGTACACCTTTTGGTAGTACTCACGCCACAGCTTAGACTCTTTTACCCGTTGTTCTTCTGCGGCCTTAAACAGCGAACTCCACGCCGAATGATTCTTCTCCGCCCAAGAGAAATAATAATCCCATCCGGCGTTCAACGAACCGGGTATCTGCTCCGCGGTAAATTCAGCCATCTTATAACTCCATTCGGATAATCTTCGCTACTTCCTCCCCGGCCAAAGTAAATGGCTGACCGGTTAAGATAACCACGTCAATATAAGCGAAGTTACGTGCGCGGTAGATTACTTTCATATAATCCACCATCTTCTTAAATTCACCTTTCCCGCGGTATTCTGGGTTAATGTAAGCGGTCATTAGCTTGACCATTCGCTCACCTTTACCCTCATGGAAAAGTAACTGATTCATAATAAGCCCCACGCGCTCCCCGTCGTCATTAAGTAACTCTACAAAATCCAAACTGGCGGAGTGCCACATCATTACGAGCATCTCGTTCGGTAAGGACGTAGAGTCTGAACCGTCCATCTCAGCGAAGCTTTTGTCGATAAACGGTCGTAATTTAATAACGGTTTCTAAGGTTTCGTCTGGGGTAGCAGGGAATTTTACGGTTTGAATTTTCATACTGTGCCTAATTCATTGTAACTGGTAGAGACCTCTACCTGATAAACTTCCGCCGTGCCGGTAAGCTCCACTTGGAACTCGTTATCACGACGTCCTGACGGTAGTCTAAACTTCTCCGTCTTAAGGGGCATATACTCCTTGATCGAAATACCATCGCCGGTAAGTTTGAACTTCACGTCTCCACCATTGTAACGACTTACTTTCGCCCCCGCAAAATTAACTTGCGACGGAGAGATTTCCATCTTACCCCGCCACGTGTATGGGCGGAAGTTATCTCCCATATTCCACCGGTAAACGCCGTCTTTATGAACGAGGAACAACTCTTCATTCTCGCTAAAAGCGTAGAGAGGGCGGTCGGATAATTGCACCAGCTTACTATGTTGCCAGTCAGCGAGACTTACGTTAAACTGTAAACAATATGCTACATTATCAGAGAAGAAATAAACACCGTCCCGGTGGTATGCTACACTCATACGATCAGGGTGCAATGCTCTCCAATCGTCTTGCGCGAAGTAAGGCGAGGTGATGTTCTGCGCTGACTTGCCGTCCGTTAGGATCAACCCCTCCGCCGTAACGAACACAACTCCTTTCGGTGTCTTCGTGTAGCCATGTCCGCCACAACAACTCTCCAACGGGTAGTTCTCTAATGTCTTACGTACTTTCCGGCACCCAACGGTCTTACAATCCGAGATAGGCTCTACTAAATAAACCGCACCGCACGTTAATACAATGACATTATCCTCGAACTCAATTAAAGCCTTAATCTCGTCCGGCACAGTGAGTTCATCCGCCTCTTCCCAAACGTGTGGGTAGTGTGGTAACGAAAAACGAATATGCTTGCCGTAAAACCCAGCGAGCTGCGTACCGCCCACCGTAATGACACCCTCTAACTCTTTCGGTGGCGGAGAATAATCTTTTGTCTCAAGCACGCTACCTAACTCATAGTCTCGCTTGCCGTCCAAGTAAGTGGAAGTGTTGACGGGGATTTCCGCGACGAGGAAGAACTCGCTCACGTCGCTTTTCTCGTCGATCATCACACCATCGAGGTTTATCGCACCGGCGTCAAAACCGCTCACCAATCGGTAAATACGTATCTTCTCGACCGCATACTCCGCCGGCGGTGTAGCAAACCCTGAGAGAATAACTTGCCCGCCGTCGTCAACGTCCACCACTTCACTTGGCGCGCTGGGCGCACCCTCGTCGCAACAACGGTTCACATACGTATAGACGTATGCACGCGCAGTACGGTTATAGTCTATTCCGTCGATGAAGTTAGACGCACCACAATTTGGGTTGGCTAAGGCGTCCATCACCTCTACCCCCAATGCCGCCGTTGGCGTAGGTACGCCCAATCTTGACCATTGAGGTTCACACTCGTCTGAACACGCGGTTGCCGGATAATCAAAAAGTCCGGTTACGACTTGTCGTGGACAGTTCGTATTCAAGCGCGCAAAGTCAACGCACTTATCGAACTCTTTCCAACAACATCCATCGTAAAACACGGACTTCGTTGATTGTTTTAAACTATGGCACAACTTCGTTTCTCTAAACGGTTTTAACGTTCCATGCCATAAATTTACATCCAAAGCTAACTCTGCGTGTTCGCCACTAATCAAGTGCCGGTCATAACGTGGAACCATACCCTTGAAGTCGCGATACAACAGGTTCATTATTTACCCCTCTAATATAGATTTTAGCTTTCGTTTTAACGTATCGTTCTTAGCGATTGCATCGAGTAAAGCCTCAACGTATGAGACCCCACTACCACAGCACGCTTGTGGCGTGTACTGCGGTAAAGGCGCGGTGCCGGCTCCTACGATACACCCGTTCTCGTCGATGGTGATTGACGTATAAGTACCGGCCGGAATCGGTTTCTTACGCGCTTGTAAATACAAACATTTGCCATCATAAACTAAGGACTTATTCCCGATACACATCGTAAAAGACTTACATACCTTTGGCTTATCCACGGTCGTATTTCGACAAGGCTTACAATCAGCCATATAACCCCCCAGACTTCATTCTGATTTTACCACGCTTAGTTCCAAGTATTCGATCCGCACTCGCTTGGTATAACCCTTGCTGGTATTGCTTCGCGTGGAGTAACGACAACTGTATATCGAACCACCGTGCCTGCTTAATCTGATACAGCAACGCTAACGCTTTGTCGATGATGACTTCGCGATAACGCTCATAGATGAATTTATCCACCTCACAGCAATCTTGGGTGGGTGCTACGGCCACAACGACCCTTACCCGTTCCCCACTCTCGACAGGTGCAGGGCTAATCTTAAGATTATTTGGTGGCACAAACCATACGCTGCGGCCGTAGCAATTAGGTCGGGTACAAGGTTCTTCTTTCAAGATCTCATACCCACAAACTTCTCTCAAGCTCACTACGCGCTCGCAGTCATTTAGATCTAATAAATACTCGTCCGCACACTCGATGAGTTCAACCTCGGTTGTTCGACGTAGGATCTGCGACTTCACGCAAAAGTCTATCAACGCTTTGCGAACATAGTCCTCTGCCATTTGCTGCTCGATACCGTCAAGCAACATAATCTCATCAATAAAATAAGAGAGCGGTACGGTTTCGTTGAATTCTGACATCTATCTAACCTGCGCGCCTAATTGATACTTAGCGATCTCTTTCGCCACAAACTGACGTAACTCTTTTGGTACGCCATTGAGATTGTAATTAGATTCCTTATCGATCTCGACTTTAGCCTCAATAAGTTTCAAGAATAAGTTTAGATGTTGCGTAGCTGCGCCGTTAGACGCTTGGCTATCTTCATCCACCATCAACGCACGGAACAGAACCCAGTGTACTCCTAGTGTCATATCCGCGCAGTTAGACGTCGCAATATCTTCGTCTAAGTCGCTAAGCTCGAATTTTTTAGGGGGAGTAGAACATACAAATTTTAAGTAGAGCTCTACACCATAAGGGATAGCCGGTTTCACGAACACAGAACCATCTTTATCCACAGCGATACGATAGCTCGTCAAACGGAAATCGCGACTATGTTGGAAAGTAGGACAAGTTCGAGGGCGATACCCACCCCAACGTAACTTCTTGTCTCCCTTGTCCTGCTCAATTTCGTAGAGAACATTTCCCTCTACATCACTCACACCAACGACCGACATAACACGATCGCAATTCGCGAACTCTTGATTGATTCCTGGGCGCATTTTCTCAACGCGCGTAGTCTTAAATTTACTCGGGTTCAACGTGTACATTACGCACATCGCCTCATTCCAGTAATCTAATAACTGACGCTGGCTCCATCGCTGGAACTGTTTCGCCGGAATGCCATCCGTATAATCGTTTAAGTCGCGTGCGACGCCTACAATTAGATCGTTAATGGTCGTCATTATTGGTCGAAGTCCTCTAAATTATCACCGTCTTCCGTTACTTTCGCCTTTTTCGCCGGTGCCTTGCGTCTAGTAGTAGCTTTCGTTTCTTCCTCCGCACCACCGGTTAATGGCTCTTCTCCGACACTACCGGTAAGCGTTTTTTCCGCTTGACCTTTTGCTAAGGCGTCAATCTGCGCTTGTAACTCAGCCACTTTCTTCGCGTGTTCAGTCTCTTTTTCTTCTAGTTGCTTGCGTGCAATTTCTAAGTTACGTGCATTAGCATTCGCCAATTCCTCGGCTTCACGCGCTTGGGTTTCTGCTTCTAATTTTTCTTTCTCCGCTTTAATACGCGCTGCTTCTTCCGCTTGAGCGTTTTGTTGAGCGATTTCTAAGCGACGATTTAATTCAATTTGTTTCTGATCGTCAGCGTAACGATCCGGTTCGTTCGGGTCATACGCCGCAACTAAATCACCACGTACCGCCAATTCCGGCGTCCACAAATAAACATTCCCTGCCGCATCACGTAAGTAAGGAGCTTTTGCTGCTCGTGGGGGTGCAACGACATTTTCAGTAGGGGTTGAAGTAGAAGTAAATTGTGCCATTTCTTTCTCCAAATAAATTAAGGTAAAGGCGTAGTTATTACCCTACGCCCTAAATTCCGATTACAGGTGCATCGGCACTTCGTAATCAAATACGTGTGCGGATACTTCCACACGGCTTGTTACATCAGCGATAGAGGTGAATTTATCGGTCGGAAGACCCTCAACCTTTAACGCTAATTTAACGGCTTTGCCGGTAGGTACAAAGTACCCTGCGTTGGCCGGTTTAACCGCTGTACGCTTCATCATTTGCGTATTCGCAGTAATACCGGTCATCGGGTCTACCAAGTCGACATCACCCTCATACGCTAAGGTTTTAGCGTCGATGATGTGAGCTTCTAAGGTAAACACCAGACCGTCACTGTTAGGCGGTAAGAAGTAACCGCGTTCGTGTTGCATTGGAATAACCAACGCAGCCACGTCAACGATGGTGTGATGTTCAGGGATAACGAAGAGATCTAAGTAATCACCTACTTTCACGTTCGCTTTACGCAAAGCTTCCGCCTGGCCAATACTGTTTAATGGGTTAAACGAAGCACCGGCGGTGAAAAAACCGTGCATATATTCACCCGCAATACGGGCTGCTGGACGGTTGATAGTCTCACCGTACACTTGGTGTGGGGCGAGATAGTTGCTTTCATAGCGGTATGCACCACCACGGGCTAAATTAATGTTTGCCATGACCTTTACCTACCTTATTCAAAAGTCCAGTAAGCTACAGCGATTGCGTCGTTGAAGATCGCTTTACCGCCCCAGATGGCTGCCATTTGATATTGGAAGCCAAAGTAGTCTTTGTCTTCGATGATACGACCCTCAGTAATATCACCGTAGAACGCATACGCGTCTTTACGGAACGCTAAGATGTAGTACACCTGTTTGTTCACTGCGGTGTCGTAGCCACCCGGTGTACGCATAGATTCAATCGCACGGAAGCCGGCTAATTGACCTGGGAATTCACCGGTCAACAACATGGACGGCTCTTTACAGCAACCGATGTCCGCTGCCAAGCGATATTCAGATTGGATTAAGACGTTGCCGAATTCAGGTGGAACGATCAAGAACATCTGATTGTTCTCCCAACGACTACGATGCACCAATACTTGGCGTAAGTTCAATAGCTCAGTAGGCAAGTTTGCTGGCGTAATACGTACAGGTTTACCCACAGTACCTAAGTTAATAGAACGATGACGACCTGCGTTAGCACCTTTGTTTTGAGGGTGTGCTTCAAGCACCATACCGGTCAATACGAACGCGTGCCACATACCGGATAATTCTTTGTAGCAAGAATCTAAGAACGCATCCTCGAACTTACTCCAATACTCACACATATTGCGACGTGTGCTGTTGTCAAACTTTAACGCTTTGTATGCTTGGTGGCATAAACGCATTTGGATAGAAGTTAAGGACACTTCATCTGGTTTAATAACTTGGTTGTCTTCGTGGTTTTTCCACGCACCGACATCCGGTTGCAATAAGAATTCTACAACTTGGTTACAGTCAAACACCTGGGAGACAATATTTGTGTTGACAATTTCTCCAATAATGTCTTTTTCCCATCCACGGGCGATAATTTGGCTATGATACCCTTTCGTAGCGAGGGGAGTATCCATGATACTACCATAACCGGACGCGGAACCTAAACCATTAAGATTCGACATCATTCTCTCCTATTTTATTTTTGAACGCTGTGACGCTTCGCGTCCAGTTTCGCTCGATACTCACTGTATTCTTGCGCCGTTAATTCACGTCGTTGACGTTTACGTAGCATTTCTACAGCTTCCTGTGGCGTGTAAGTAAAGCCATCGTCCTGTATACCCGGAGTGGTTTTACCTACACCATTTGTCGCACCAACGTCCGCAATCGAATTCATCGTCGGTGCTTTACCGCTAATGAACGCTTTCACTTCATCAACGATAAAATCAGCGTTACCACTTTCTAAAGCATCTTGTAAGGCATGACCATAAGTCGCTTTAAAGGGGTAACGGCTATCCGGCTCAGAGAGCTTTTTCTGGAATTCGGCTGAATTAAAAATAACACCGAAGTCAGGGATAGCTTTAAAAATCTTATTCTGCGTTTCGTTCTTCAACGCTACTTGTTTTTCTTCCGGCGTTGGTTCACGTACGCGTTGTTCGGTCTGCGATAGACGTTGCTCTAACGTCAACATACGGTCATAGACCGGTTTAACGAACGTATCACGAATTTCAATCAACACGTCGTCATCTACATTCTCACTATCAAAGCCTTTACGCTCTAATAGCTCACGTACCGCGTCTGCCTGCTGAGCTTGGGTTTGCGTAGCGACTTTACCACGTAACTCGTTTAACTCACGTTCTAGTTCGATCTCACGGGCTGAGGGTTCAGTTGTGGTCGCTTTATTAGCTAGCTGAGCCTCAAGTTCAGCGTTACGCTTACGGTACATCTCCAAGACCGTGTTTTGGTCTTCCGGTACAGACGTGTTAGTCGCACCTTGTTCCGCAGGTGGAGTAGTTTGTGTTACCACAACCGTGGTTTTATTTTCAGGTTCACCTTGTGGGGCGGTTTGTTCCTGCTTATTTGTTACGTCATCACGTTTGCTCGTCGTACCGTCCGCGTTGAAGACGATACCATTTACTTCGAGCTGCTGACGCGCCAAATCTGCAAAAGGATGTTTAGCCATAAATTTGTGCCTTATTTATTGACTTGTTGAACGATAGCGATGAAGTCGTCTAAGACTTGTACTTGCCCTTTCGCTTGAAGAGCCATCGCCTTTGCCGTAGTTTCGTCGGTAAGTGCATACGCTTTTGCCGAACGAACCTGCTCATTCTCAATATGCGCTCGCGCTACATTCAAGAAAGCTACAAACTCAGCACACGTCGCCGGGTCACTGAACACTTTGTACAGTGTGCGAGTTTGTAAATCAGTGGGTACAAATGACCCAATTTTAATCTTAGCCACGAATCGGGTTCTTCGGACTTAATTTCTTTTGGTTCATGCCGCGTTGGTCTTTAAGCATCGCTTTGTTACCAACTAGATCCGCATCGGTTTTAACTTTACGTTGCATACCAGTACGGGTGTCTTTCATCGGAATGTCAGCCGGAATACCCGGTAACTTACCACATTTAGCACATCTTGCCATTTTTCTACTCTCCATGGAATAAAGGTCTTGGAAGTAACTGAGCCTGTGCGACGGTGAGTTCCTCTACGCGCATAATCGCAGAGCCAATCATCGTTTCATCGCACAACTCAAACATATAGTAACCAGGAACAGACAACACCGATAGGTTATTATCCGGTGTATGCGTCCACAGTTCGCCACATTGTACCACAGGTTCAGAGGACACGATGCGAGCCTCAACGGAGTCTAATACGCACCCCTCACAGTCCACACATCCATCACGGTGGGGGATTTTACCCCCAACAATATCAATCTTGTGTAGCACAGCACAATCGTTTTTTCGCATTACATCACCATACTTATCCGTTTCAGCGCAGCGAAAATTAAAGGACGAAATCACTACCACATAACCCGGCGTTACCATGAACACCTTAGAGAACTTCGTTGTCTGCTTTTGATCTACAATTTCAATCGCCATGATTATCTCCTATCGTGGATCCATCGGGTCATTAGGTTGAGCTGGTGGTGTACTAGGAACACTTGGTAAAGGGTCAGGCTTCACCGCAGGCGTATTCGGATCAAACGGTACCTCGTATTCTCTCATAATAGTTTCAAAGTTACGTGGGCTAAATCCAAATGACACAGGTGGATTAAATGTCGTTGACACCAACGTATAACCTTGATTTTGTAACTCCGCCAGCGCACTGTCATAGTTAGTTTTAGGAATATTTAGTCCTACATTCCCTCTAACCGTAAACTCTTTTAAAATTTCGGTAGTATTTTCTTTAATAAATTTAAAGTTCGCAGTTGAGGTTTCCTCTACGCTTGGATTAGGTGGACTAGGTAATCTATATTTTTTTAGCGTAATCGTATACACCTTTGGTTCCGCTGTATCTTCAAGGTACATTGGCGGTGTAAAATCACTACTTACAAATTTTAATCCAGCCGGTGGATTTACGTTCGCATCATAAATTGTGGTTGGGATCTCACTTCCAACTCTGCCAGTGTACTCACCTAGTGTAGTAGTCACGGGATCCGCTGTGCTGCCTTCTTCCGGTAATACTACCCGTTTAAAAATAACTTTCGACAGCTTAACTGTGCGAAGTTTAACTAAGTAATACTTCGTATCAGTCTCTTATACAAA